CTGAGCCTGTGCCCATACGACGGACAATTGACTGATTGGGATCCATTTCATGGAATGTTCCCCCTGCACGAACGCTTTCATGGTGCCTCCTTGATGTGATCTTTTAGCGTTCTGAGGTGACTAATTGCCACCACTATTTGACGTGAGGTTTCCGATTTGGCTTCTGGGTTTAGCGGCGGCACGGCCATCTTTGCGCCCTCCCGGCAGGCCTGGGCAATTGTACCAATGCGGGCATCAAACTCGTTCCTCGCACCCCTGGCACCGCTGGCTGTGTTTAACCCGCGTCTAGGTTCACCCAATGCCAATTCGACTAATTCCTCAAACTCAGTGAAAACCCGCTTCACGTCCGCCGGTTTTTCAATCGTGTCCACAGCTCGCTGAAATTCAGATGCACGGGAACCACAAAGCTCTGGGTTGTCATAAAGGAAGAGGAGTTTTCTCCCAGGATAGAACACCCTTGATGCCAGGCCGGAAGCATTAACACCCCGGCTCTTCTCACCCGGCGACTCCATAGCGGCCAAGCCATCACGAAGCCGCTGGATTGTTGATCGTCCGCTAGTTGCCCTCTCCGCTGCCTTTCTCGCACCATACTCCGTAACACCCTTTTCCTCGGCCACATCCTTGACGGATTCACCACCCGCAACCCGCTCCGCAATCTCCTTCTCATCCTCTTCTGTGAGTTTCCTGCGATGATCCACGGGTTCGCAACCATTGACGGATTCGTCATTAGTTGCGAGCCAGCCCTCTATTGTGGAGCGCGGCACCCCGAGAATGGCAGCGATCTGTTCTTGGGTGTGCGTCTGGTTGAGTTCGAGGGCGTCTGCCCGCTCCTGTTCTCGTAACATGGCCCGCTGCTTTTTCGTGAGTTGGCGGCGCTTCTCGTTTATGTTCCTGACGAAGACTCGTTTCGCTATTTCGGAATCGAATCTCCGGCTCTCCGACGGACATGGAACACCAACCTCCTCGGCCGCCCTTTTCCTGTGGTGACCGTCCAAGACTTCACCAGTCTCTTCATCGATGACGATCGGGTAGATTACGCCGTTCTTCTCAATATCCAGCCGGAGAGCCTCGTAATCCTCCGGAGGAAGATCCGGCATGAGTTGGTATTTCATTCTCGCCCCCCGTAAGCGGCACGGCTCCTGTCACGGTTGCTGTAGGTAAAGAAGCGGCGCGCCCCGACCGTGCCAGGACTGTGCCGCTGAAAAGTGTTGTGGTTGTTGGCTTTTAGAGTGGGCCCAGCAGGACTTGAACCTGCGACCGTCGGATTATGAGTCCTACGACCGATTCCGTAAGTTGTTGCCAGGTAAGGGCGACACTTTTCATGCCGTGCCAACTGGCACGATTGGGCCCAGAAGAAGAGTGCGAGCGGCGGACTAAAAGCCCGGGGGTCGCAGCTAGGCATCGTCATCTTTCTTGGACGCTTCCGGTATGGGTAGAAGAATGCATCGGTAAAACCCCAGAGCATGGAAATCTATCGGCCTTGGCGTAAAATCGATGGGATAGGGTTCCGCCAGGTGGAATTCCCTGACGCGATCATCCATTGGCATAATCCAATGTACCAGCCGCTTATCGTTCGACTCACTCATGTTTTCCCATCTCCTCCAGAAGTGATTCCAGGTGACGGCTGGCGTTCATCAGGTTTGCTTCATCCCCGTCGGGAATCCATCGGGTCTCTCACGGTTCCTATGGCCGTCGCCGCAGAATGCATCGTGTGAACGCGTCGCCGCCCTTTGCTACCGCAGCCGCCACCTGGTTCATATTAGTCAACTTTCTTCTCCAATCCGGGGGTCGCAGCTAGGCATCCCGCACCTCGCTCCCTGAGAGGATGGCCCTGGCTTTCTGGCGCAACTCCCAAAATACCGGATGGCCATATGACTTAACTACGAATTCTTCCAACAATTCTCGCGTCTCCAGCTCCCGGCTCGGCTGGGGCGCGAGGTAGAGAGGAACGGGTTGTCTGCCTTGCTGCACCAGTTCCGCAGCCGCCTTTGGTCCCAGTAGAGTTGCCCGACCCACGTGGTCGCGGGTTATTTGTTCATACGTATCAGGCGCGATCCAGAACCAGGGTTCTTCCACCGGCTCCCCGTCCAGCAGGGCATCACAAACACGAATCCAGTAAGCCTCAGCAGGATCTCCAGAATGCTCCCGTTTGTGGCGTTCTAATTCAGCCAAGGCCCAGCTTCTATCCACCCGCTCCCGCGTGTTCATGTTCATCTCTCCATTCCTCTCCCACGCCTTCCCGCATTCCTGACACTCAATGCTCCATTCGTTATCCTCTCGCCCGAGAAGGATCCGACGTCCCGTGCATTGGCATTGCTGGGCGAAGACGATAATCTGACCTGTTTCCGCATCCTCAACCGTGAGATGCTTCGGTGGCTTCCCAGTCCGAGGTCCCAGTCCAGGCCAAACGTAGTCATCGGCGGGGATGTACGTCGATTCGCTCATTTCATCGCCCCTTCCGTTGAGATGACCTCGAAGAATGGCCCACTGCGCCAGACAGCACGGGTCTCGATTCCGGCCATCGCGCAACGGCGGGCAAGACAGGTAGGACAGAGCATTCCGCCCTCATCGCCCGTTGGGCTGATCTGCGCCCATACCTCGTTCGGCACGACCAAATCCTGGAATCCCGCATCACTGTAAGCCAGGCCGCAGTCATGGCAAGCAGCGACAGGTGGATCATTGTTTCTAGGTCCTAACTCGCTGTCCCTATGAATGAGTAGATCGGTAACAGCCCTCATCCATTTCGCGGTGGACAACAGGCCAAGACCGACAAGAGCCAGCATTATCCATGTACCGATTAGAAGAACGGTTTCCATCTCATTTGTCCCGGCTCTTCGGGGAGACAACTCTGTGGATCAGGGTATGGGCCATCGTGGGATCGAGGAGACCGGCAGAGACTTGCGCCAGAAGATCCGGCAGTTCCCTATGGCAAAACCCTTCCAGCGCCTCCCGCTCCCGGCTCGGAGGGGATGCAGATGGCTTCGATGCAAAGCACTTTTTGCAGTATTCGTTTGAGTGGGCACCATCAATCGTCCACTCATGGTCACACGCCACCGGCTCCCCGTCCAGCAGGGCAAGAAGCAGCATTCGACATTCGGCAACTCTGCCGCGTCGGCCCTCTTCTACGGCGAACTCCATATCATCCAGCAATTCCGTCATCTTCTCCCGCGTGTTCATCTCATCTCTCCCCCAGAAGTGAACCCAGGTGACGGCTGGCCGGATTCCCCACCCGGCTCCGATGCGGCGGGGTTCAAACCCGCGACCTCCGTTCCGGACGGTGCTCTGCCAATAGGCTCGGGATGATAGTCCCGCCCTGATTCTGAGCTACGCATCACGTACCCCGGCGCTACCACGCCACAGCCGCCACCTGGTTGTCATGTCTGCTCCCGCTCCTCGCGCTCTAGCCGCTGCTCCATGGGGTGCAGACATCATGCCCTCATATTGAGAAACGCTTCGATTTCCCGCAGCACCAACCGTGCGTGGTAAACGGCGTCTTCCCTTGTCCACGCATCGTCCGGTTCCGCGTCACCCTCAAGGCCATTAGCAATCCTGGCCAGTTGGGCCGATGCGTAGATTACCACCCGTTTCAATTGCTCTACCGTTGGCTCGCTCATCGTGCCCCCCGTTCTAGCTTCTCGCGGATCGCGGCCCTGATCCACTCGCTCAGGCTCACGGGCCGCTGTTCCTTTGTTGCCTGCTCCCGTGCGGCTTGTGCTGCCCGCTCCCAGAGCTCGTCCGGGATCAGCATGTTGCGGCGCGTGCTGGTCATTGGTCGCGTTCTCCGGCGTCAATGGCGTTCCGCAGCGCCTCACAGACATCTGCGAGGCTAGAGTCCGGGCACCCCTGATCCTTCAGGATCCCCTCGGCGTCAATAAGGGTGTACTTTGCCGCCTTCAGGCGTCTCTTCCATTGGGTGCCAAGCCGTTTTGTGACCTCTTTCCTCATCGTGTCCTCCTCACTCGCTCTCCGGTGCGAGTTCCGCAATGGCTTCACGGATGTCCTCGATGATCTCTGCACGCTCATCCCTGTCCGTCGGTATCCAACCACCGAACGCTTCCCGCTGCTCCTCGGCGGCTCCCGAATCTAGATTGTGGAGTTCGTCCAGAAGGTCCTCAATCAGATCCATGTCCCGGCTCAGTCCGTCGCTTAGTACGCTCATCGTGTCCTCCGTGGTGGCTGTCTCGCTCTTTCTACTACAATAATATGTAGACGCCACAACGTACGCAAGGGTGTTGGACCCGAAGGTACCCGAACAAAGTGTTAGGGTTTTGTAAACTCACGTCGCGCCTCCAGGTGCTTGGCCAGCACGATTTTCGCGCCAAGTTCGTCCTGCTCATAGATGTCGCGCAGCGTTTCCTCGCGGGTGCCCGATTGCCGATCACAGCCCAAATTCTCGGTAGTGATTCGCACCCACAAATCGATTGTGGCCAATTCTTCCCGCTTGTTCATGCGGCCTCTTCGTAATCACGTAGCAAAAAAGGCGCGGAAGCGATGGCACCGAGCGTGAGCGCCCGTAGTCCTTCACTCCGCGTCTGGAAGCCCAGCCGCGCTATCAGCCGGTCAAGCTCGGCCAGTTCCGTCGGACTCAGTTTGAATCCGGCAATCTCTGTTCTGGAATCCTTCGACGATTGTGTCATATGCCCCCTGGCTTGTGTTAACCAGCCCGGAAAGACGTTAACCTTGCCGCCCGTAGCTTGTCAAGGGTTTCGTTTTCATGTTGTTTCTGTGGCGATTCTGGCGGTTGCCGAAAGGTCGGTTTAACGGTCATAAGGAAGGGGTGGCCGTTGGGTGGAACATTGGTGCAGGTGAACATCAGGGCGCGAGCTTTCATCCGTAGACCGTCCGCGAGACGCCAAACACGGCGATGCAACCCGTGACTGCTGGCTCCGGCTATGACCGACCAGGGCGCTCCGCAGCGTTGCCTGGATTTCGCTTGTGGACCGGTGCCGTCTCTTCCCGTTGCGATTCGGAGGATCCTGCAAATGCTCCCGGCTCGCCTACGGTGTCAGAAGAACCGTCGCACCGGGACAAAAGAAAGCGCCCCGTGTGCTAGCGTCCAGCCTCTTAGAGGAAAGGCTCCCGGCAAGAAGCCGGGGAAGCAGCACGGGGCGCCTATGATAGGCTAAGCTGAATCCTCTAAGATTCGGGCGCCAACCTAAAATAGCAAGACTTTTTTCTCAGATCAAGCGCACAGCAGGTACGGGCAGCATCCGGCCGTCCCAGGAGGGGCGCCGTACCTTGAGCACCTGGAACCTGCCAGTCGCTATGAGCTCCGGCATCTTGCGGCGCATGGCCTCGGCACTGATACCCAGTGCGGTTGCCAGTTCTCTGGTGGTCATGGCGTCTGCTGGGTCCCTGCTTTCAAATGCGGCACGGATCTCGTCTAGGATCTGTGCTTCAGTGGGAATTGACATCGGTTGCCTCCTTACGCTGCCGTCCAGATCCTGCCACGGCTCGGCTGGTGGATGTCGAAAAAGACGGAGTAGGATCCGTCATCAATCAAGATCCAGTACATACCGACATCGGCCAGGCTTTCGGGTACTCGCCTGTGGACATAGGACGTAGCGAGCTGAAATGCCGGGCCCTGGATCACGCGCGTCGGGTGCGCATCATATGAATCTGAGTGCCTGTGAAAGTGGGCGCGAAGGGCGAGGTCCGGAAGCCGCCAATCCTCGATCCGCTCGTGAATGCTTTTCTTGTTTTCCCCCTTCGCCTTTCGGAGTTCCTTTAACAGATTGTACTTCTCCTTCACCCTTTCGGCGACAATCTGAGCCGCCAGTAAGTTGGTCGCATTTGCTTGCGTCCACGGACGGTATCCCGTGCGGCCATGATGGAGCACATCCACGTAGACACCCTCGATATCGGCCATCAGGTGCCACCACGATGCTGTACCCGTCTCTTCGCATGATTCGACGGGCCAGTCGTCAGATAGTGCTTTGGCGATGCCCTCTTCGGAGCTTGCGCCCTTGCCGACATGGGATTCCGTACCACGGATGATGAAAATACGCTTGAGGTCGAGGGCGAGTGGGTAGTCGAGCACATCGCGCACCACCTCACGCTCCTGCGTGTGTAGTGCCGAGATGCTTTGATGCGTGCCATGATGCCCGGGTCCATCCGTCAAGTCGCCGTTATTCACCCACCAGAGCTCGGCATCATGCTTCTGGGCGCATTCTGCCGCCGCATCCCAGCCCCTGCGCCAGCAGTCCCAGAGCCAGAGCTGGCCCGGGCTGGCATGATACTCACCGCCATCATCGTAGAGGATCGGTTTCGGTGAGCAGAGCCCTACGGTAGAGCCACAATGTTCATCCGACGTTACCGCCAAGAGTACGGCCATTCGGATTGCCTCCTTATCTAAAGGAGGGAGCGCCCGTGCCTGGCGCCTGGTAACTGCGTGCCCGGGTGAGGCATTGCGCCGGCGGGTCCCGCTCCCTCCAATGATTCAAAGCCGCGCTACTTGTTGCGGAAGTAGTCGCGCCACTTCGCCACACTCTGCCAGCCAAGCGGCTGATAGCCGAACCTCGCTTTCACGAACTCCGAGAGATCGATGTAGGCCGCCCTGATACCCGAGCCCCGGATGTGGTAGCTCTGGTCGATCTGCGCGGCATAGTACATCAGCCAGTACGTCAGCTTGTCGATATCCGGGATCGGCAGCTCGTCCATGTTGTTCTGGACCTGCCAGTCAACATTCTCAGAGTAGCCGTCGGCCTCTAGGTAGCGTCTGCCCGAATTGCTGGCATATTTGCCCACGAATTCGGGCCAGCCGAGTTCGGCCCACTGATCAACGTGCCGCTGTTCGTGCCGAATCAGCCGGTCCATTTCATCGGCACTATCAAACTTCTGATCCCGCACAAAGACGACCGTGCCATGTGCCGGGATATCAAGTGTGATGGACCAGGAGAATGGCACAAAGCCCGGGATCTTCCTGATCGTGTATTGGTTGCCCTTCGGTGTTGACCGGATACCCTCGTAATCCGCTGGCGGATCGCTCACCCTGTCAGCGAGTTCCAACAGTAGCGGCCCGAGGATCTTGAGCAGTTCGCCCCATGCGCCGTAGATATTCATTTGATGTTTACCCCCGGTATGACATTGACAAGGCCCTTAGTGCCGGAAACCACACCGTCACCAATTTTCTTGCCGGTGTACTTCAATCCGAATCCCACAGCGGCCCCAGCACCAGCCACGGGTCCGGATGTGAGAAAGCGCAGGACGATGTTCAGGAAAGCCAGCGCCTGGACGATATAGATGGATACCTCGGTCATACCCATGGACTCAAGGAAATCCTTGAGTGCCGGCAAGAATGCAATCAATAAGATGGTCAGATTTGTAAGTACCGTCTTACTGGAGATTGTGGGCTTCGCAGCCGTGGGTTCGATCTGGAATCGTGCGAGCGTCATAATACACCTCCTTCGTAGTCGTCCCCGCTACATGACAGGGTGACCGTCACCTTGAACGGTTCGTCCCTGGAATCCTGCGTACAAATCTCTTCGAGCGTGAAGCCGCATTCCACGAGAATGGCTACCGCCTCCTCTATCTGCTGTACCCGAAATTCCCGCTCTTCCCTGGTCATTCATGCGGCCGGTCGTGGTTCGGGTGGATCGGGGCCCTGGTATGCGGTCAGGTCGATTATTGTGCCGCAATACGGGCATTGTGGGTGCGTGTCATACGGATTGAATGGCTCATGACTAGTTGAGCAGCGATCACAACAGACGCGGCCCTTTACGATCACCAATGGTGGGATAGGCCGCTCTAGCCGCATGTCGTCGCCTGCATTTTCCCTCACGATCTGGACGTGGGTTGGACGTTTAGTATTCATTGTCTCCTAGCCTTCCGCCCGACCACATACCGAACAGTTCATAGAAGTGTGGCCAGTTGAACCAGCTCCATGGATCGGTTTTGCGGCCGGGGCTCACTTCGTAGTGGCCTCGGATCATGTGGCAGGGAATCCGGTGGCGTCGGCAGATATCAGCCACCAATCGGCCACCATGGCCGTACTGGCACGAGCGGTAAGCCTCCTGGCCCGTGCCATCATTGGCGAAGCTCACACCAATTGAGATTTCATTTACCCCAGAGAACCCATCCCATTCGCTCTGTCCGGCGTGCCAAGCCTTATCACGTTCATCCACAAACTGGTATACGGCGCCATCACGGCCGACCAGATAGTGATAAGACACCCGGCTCACTGGATCCTGAATCCACGCCACCGTACCGGCATCACTATGGCCGGCATCGCCATGAATGACGACCATACGTGGGATATGGCCCTTGCGGCTGGAATGATGTGGCGATGGCCGCTGGATGATGTTCACACTTATCTCCCGTCATCCAGTACGAGACAGACACTTGGGTCGGTATCCTGGATCTGATTTTTCACCCAGCAGCGCACGAGTTGGAAATCTGCTTGTATCTTGGCCGTTGTGGCCTCGACCTGTTCGATACGGGCAGCATTCGTCAGGGTCGCCGCTTTGACTTCATCAACTGGCCCAGATAGCAGGCTGATAATGATGGGCAGACTGGAGGCGAGGCCGGCCAGAAAACTGCCCGTGATTTTCCATCCCCAATGCAGGCCGGCAATCGCTTCGAGTAGGGGACTCATGGTTCACTCCCTGTCACCTTTTATGGCACGGTTCATCGGAAAAAAACACTCAGGCCCGCGCTGACGCGGAGGCAACGTCACGAGGTCGGCAAGCCGACACGCGGGCCGAGCGCATCATCAAAGTTCCTCAATCAGGGCAAAGCCCTGTCCTGCCCACATACTGAAAGGCATCTCCAATGGCGAAAGCTCACGGAGTGTGCAAAGCAGCGAACGCCGATGCATATGCACGGTATCCGCCGGGTCAAAGACGAAGAACAGTTGGTTGGCTGTACCCAGTGCCCGCTGAATCTCGAAGCCATGTACCCATGCCTCATCGGTGTCAATCATGGGCAATGCGAATCGGAACACCCGGCGCCTGGATCGGTCAATATGGATAGCTGCACCACCATCAGATTCAGTGCGGTCAGAAGATGTTTCCCAGCCAAAACCGCCGCCCTTGGCCAGTGTAATCGTTGGCTGATAGGCAGAGCAGACACAAAGGCGTGCGAGCTCGACATAGCCATCGGCATTTGCCGTGTCACTGATTGCGATTCGCCAGTAGCGTGCGGATGTCGGTGTAGTCAACACACAGACATAGGGTACCGGATAGCCTGCACTCCAGTCTTCGGCCGTGAGTTGCTGGTCGCGGTCGGTAGGATCAATCCAGGTAGGCATTGCTACCGGGTAGATATCGCCAAATGCACTGAGTGCGGTCGAATCATATAGTGGTGTAGCGAAGTCTGCCGCATCATCGCCATAGATCCGCACTGTCGCAGCAAGACTCAGGTTGTGCTTTGGGATGGCCACAAAGCTGATGTACCTAGCCACACCCAGGTCCACATCAAAGGTGGTAGACGCCTCCTGAGCGTCTGTCGAGCGGGCCACCCTACTCAGGCGCCGGTCAGCCAGGTTCGTGAGCGGTAGTGCCGTCTCCCAGGAGCCGCCACTAAACGCCGCATCGGCATGATCACTGTGGATTGGGTAGCCAAACATGCAGTTTGCCATAATTCTAGCCCCACAGTGTCAGGGTGAGTCGGTGATTGGCCGCATCGGGCTGAACACCAAGAACTGTGAATTGCTTGCCTGAATCCAGTCCATAGCGGCTGTGTGTCAGTGTGATCACATCGCCCAGGTCGATTTCGTCCGTCTCATCAGTCAGCGCTACCACGATTTCCATGCGATCGCGCTTGGTGCCACGAAGTGCCTGGCGGCGGGTCGCTTCCGCCCCGGCATCAGCGGCCGTTGTAAGTAGTGATTGCTCAACACTCTGCGGCGCGAGCAAATGGGCCGTAAGCACGCCAGTATCGGTATCTGACGCCTCGCGCCATTCCTTGGCCAGCCAATTGATTCGCGCCTGTGTAAGTGCCATTACGTGGTCGAGTCCGTGATAAGGCCCAATGTGTCCAGCGCCGATAGCAGACTTTGTAGAGCTGCATTGCCCCCTGTGTCACCAGTCACTTCGGGTACATCAAAGCCGGAAAACGTTATTGGGCCACTAGATCCGCTATTGCCTATGATCAAACCGTTACTACTCGTCCAGTGGTTTTCGGTGAAGGTTGCCCAGCCTATACCACTACCGCCCCATATCTTGAGATAGCCGCTAAACTCAGCAGCAGCCGCAGTGAACTGGCTCGCCTGTACCTCACCATCAAAGTCCGCCGAGCCATCAGCATTCAAATGGAAGCTCGGGTGGCTGAGTACCGGGTCACCGTCTTCTGCCGCAAAATCAATGACCAGCCCGCCGCCGCTTAGTTCATCCATATTGTCAGCGGTAAGGGTGTTCAACCCGATCTTACTACCCAAAACCTGCAAGTCCCCAATTTTCGCGGTTGTTATGGCTCCATTTTGGACCTTCGACGTACTAACACATCCCGATGAAAGTTTCGCGTTATCTATTGCCCCGTCGGCAATATTCTCTCCAAGCACACTGCCTTCGCCTAAGAGCTGGAGGTGCTGGACGGTATAGTTCTTACCGTATTGGACGATGGTTTTGTATGTTGGCACACCGCGTCCAGCATCACGCGTCGGGATCCGTGCTATTGGTGCGAGCAGATCATCAGCAACAAAGCTGATAACACTCGTGCCGGATGGTGCCACAAGTTGCTTGATCCTGAGTACACCATCACGGTCGGGTGCCCACCACGCACCCACACTACCTGCAATATCATCCAGGATCGGCCGGTACGTGGTTTCGGAATTTATCCATACACCAAGCTCATAACCTGCATTGGTGTCCAGTGTACCCAGATCCGTTTGGTTATAGTCTGCGGCCGTGAAGCCAGCTTGCTTCAGTACATCGGCAAACAGCCTGCCCGGATATCTGTCAGCCGTATTCGCGCCACGGTGTGTGTCACAAGTGATCTGGCCTGCTGGCGAAGAGCCAAGCCTGAAATAGCCGCCCATCTTGTACACACGGTAGTAGCCGGGCTCTGGTTCCTGGGCATCATCAAGCAGGTCGGATTCACTGCTATAATCGGCGCCTTGCGAGAGTTCCAGCCCATTATCATAGACAGCCGTGACATCGCCGCCCTCAAGGCTGCCATCATGCACCTGATAGACGAGCCTGGCGGAATTCACACATGGCGGCGCGATATTGAAGACACTACCCCACAGGATTGGCTTGGGCTTGCCCTTAAGATCCTCTTCAACACCCTCAAGCCCGTCTGGCAGTGAGTTGTTGCCTGCATACTTCGTGGTTTGGAACGGCGAATCCAGCTCATACCGCCGCTCACGCACGCGGATCAGTACCGACTGCTCATTGATCTCCGGCTGCTCCATTGTGCCCGTGAAAACTACCGTGAAATTGCCCGGGTAGAGATCGTTCTGTAGGCCCCGGCGTATGATGATCTGGCGGCCATCAAAGCCGTAATCAATCAGTGCATCCAACGCACCGTCATCATTGATCAGTACCAAGTCACCATAGCCCACGCGGCTGGAACCCGATGTTGAGCCGGGTGCGAAGACGATACGGCCCACATCCAGCGGCTGCCCGATACGTGCATCAAAGTGGGTGTTCGCCGGTATGTCGCCCGGCGCAGAGCTGAAGCCCAGGCCGGAGGCGTAGTAAAGCACCGTTTCGGCGGCATCAGACGTGATTTCCGCCTGTGGATCGCCCGTCTGATTGATTGTCACTGTGGCGCCATTCGCGCTGTTCTCGGTAAAGCTAGTCGTGCCCTCAGCCTGTGCCGTGAAATCAGCCGCGAATACTGGTGTACCATCAATGCTGTCCATCAGCACGGCAGCATAATAGTTGCCGGCAGCATTACCGCTGCTGGCGTTCAGGGCACCAACCTTCAGTGTGGCAGTGGAATCATTGATGGTCAGTGCATAGCCAGCGTTCCGGGTATCGCCCAATTGCGTCCAGCCGGTACTGGCCAGACAGTCGGCATATGCTGTTTCTGGCGTGGTGGCCTTCCAGTAGAAGATCACGTCGGCATCACTTGCCCCATTATCAGCGTCCACCACATACCGCAGCGCGATGATATCACCGGAACTGGCGACCACCTTGATGTTGGCGTTCGCACTCACGTACTCACCCGGCGTCACACCAGTTTCGGCCCAATAGAACCTGAGTTGTTCATCGCTTTCGATGCCCACCGCAAAGCCGGCGCCATCTCCCGCACCATCATGATTAGAAAGGAAATAGTCGTAGTCCGCATCGTCCCAGTCATAGGAAAGCGCTATACGGGCATCCACATCCGTAATCGCATAGGCCGCGATATCGAGTGCTGAGGCATAGTTGCCCGCTGTTACTGGGATTGTCAGGTAGCCGCCTGTACCCGGATCCCATACCGTGATTTCTGCCGTGTAGATCGCGTGCCCCAGCCGCCGACTGCGATACGCCTGGACAGATACCATGGCAGTGGATGTGCCGGCGGCAACTGTAGGTGCGCGGTAGGCTTCTATGGATGCTGTCGTGGTGCCTGTGCCCGTCGGTGCAGCATCAAGGGCAACAAAGGATGAAATACTGGCAGTGGCAGCGCCCGTGCCAGAGGTGGCGACACTGAATTGCCAGACCTCAAGATTTGCGGTTGTGGTTGATGTCCCGGCAGCTTCCGTACTGCCGAGTAGTGGGCCAGTGAAATAGCCGAGCAGATACATCCCGAAACTGCCCGTATCCAGGAATGCCTCGAACTTACGGTCACCATCCAGCTTAACAACCTGGATGCGGTCCGTATCAATATCGCCACGGAACGGGCCATCAAGCGATGAGCCGGTCGGCCTGGTCCCGCCATCATTGATTACTGCTGCCCCACCAGAAAACTCGACAAGTGCACCCACGGCACCGGCCGGCACATAGGAACTAACATCCACCTCGGTCCACGCATCGCGTGTGCTCGGGGTGATTACCTCATAGTCGAGTTCCGTGTAGTTCTTGGTCAGGTAGCCGTTCTGATACCATGGCTGTGCAGAATTGCCCCAGTATATCTCGTAGATGCCAGAGCCGTCACAGCCGCAACCTATGCCAGAGTACCACTGGCCAGCGCTCAGGCTGCGGTGAATCTCTGCCTGCCCATTCTGACGTAGGCCGGAATAGTAGGAGACGCCGAATGGCATCATATTCGCAAATGCGAATGTTGCCGATGCATCAGCTGTGTAATCATGCCAGCCGGTCGCTACATAACTGAGTGTTGTGGGTGTGGCCGTGAACACGCCCTCATCATCCGTCACATAGCCGAGCAGGTACACCGTGATATTTGCGTCTTCTACGTATAACTCAATGATATCATTGTTATCCATGGCGCAGGAAAAGTGCTCAATATTCCCCGCTGCCATGTCACCCTTCATCGTGTGTGTCTGATCGCCCGATCGGCAGCCAAACTCGCGGGTGCTCACTGACTTAACGGCAAGCATAACACCCGCCACACTGCCCGCATCATTGCCCAGATAGCCAGTCAGATCAACAGGCTCCCATGCCAGCGTATTGCTGGGTGTGATGTCCATGGGTGTGATGAGGGTCGGCATTAAAGTGGCGCCTCCTCCAGCCTGCGTACCGAATGGTTCACGGCATTGATTGCGCTTCTTACGGCTGCCAGTTCCCTGACCACACTGGTAAAGCCGTGCCTCTGGATGGTGGTTCCATACTGCATTTCATCCACTACACTGCCCAGCCCATCCGCAATATCATCGAAGTGCGGTTCGAGTACCGCAGCAAAGTCCTGAGCATCAAACGGGTGCGCATCCAGCCACGCGGCCGTAGTACCAGTATTATCGGCAATCCGGATCTGTTGTAGTAGTTGTTCCAGTGCAATCGCATCTGCTTCCTCGAATGCGGCATTCAGGGCGTCAATCTGGTTTTGCGCATTCCGCCGCGCGTCGTCCTGAGCATCGCGGATCGCGTCCAGGTTGGCTTCTGCCGCATCCAGCCACTCCTCAGTATCCCGCATCTGGGCACGAAGTATCTCGGTCTGCTTTTCGAGTTCTGCGAGCTCACGCTCCTGCACACTGAGCAGTCCGCCGAATTGCGTTTCTATCGCGCCAACCGTCTGCTGGACATAGGCATAATCGGCCGCGTAGCGGGTAGTGCTCGCATTGACTGCGCGTGATGCTTCCAGGTATGACGTTGCGGCGCCGGGCAATCTGCCAGCCGCCTCAATATCACCACCACGTGCCGCCTGGAGTGTGGCCTCATACTGGCGCCTGGCTTCGGCGTACCGATCCATGGGCGACAGCGGGCTCTGGCCGGAGATCGCCAGCCGCTCGGAGAAATCATGCAGCGCCTCAACAACCCGCTTGGTTTCCTCGACACTCCGCTCCTGTTCACGTAGGCTTTCCTCAGCTGTCCGAAGTTGGTCCCTCATCAGATCAAGCTGTGCCCGAAGCCAGTTCACTGTGCCACGCGCCCAATGTTCTTGGATGTTGAGCACACCAAGCTGATTATCCAGGTTCGCATTTACCTCATCAATATCCCTTTCCAGCTGATCCTGCCGCTTCCAGCGCTCGCGTTCCGCCTCCCTCATGTATTCCAGTGTCTGGCGTTCACCCTCGGTCAGGCCCTCACGGCCGAGCATCTGCTCATACTGTGATTCCCGCCGAATGCGGCCTGCCTCGGTTGAGCGGCCAAATATGCCGAAAGCCTGAGCCAGCAGGTCCCGCATCCTAGAGGCCGCTTGTGCCGCATCATCCATCGCATTCGCGGCGCCTTCCATGGAGTCCGTCAAACCATCTGCGGCAAGCCGCGCCGTTTCGAGAAGTTCGTTCATGGCCCGCCACGCAGCGGACCCCTCTGGCAGGAGGGCCAAGACCTTCTCCATCCACGCTATCCACTCCTCAGCACTCGCATCAAGGCCGGGAAGTGGGGTAATCGCCCGACGCTGCGCATTGGTGAATTCCCTCCAGAACGCATTTGTCCATTCAATCGCGAACCCACGCATCCGATCCGACAATTCCCGTGCTGCCCGCTCTTCTGCGGACAGGAGGGAGGTTTCTATTGCACGTTGCCACTCACGTAGCGACAGAATGAATTCGGTCTTGGCACGGGCGAATGCCGCAGCAGCCGCTTCAGCCTCGCTCGCCATACCAAGGATTCCCTGGACGACACTACCAAATGCTCCTGCAATGCTTAGTGCACCACCAACCTTCCCGAGTGTGTCATCGCCCTTGAGATCCTTGAGCCCGCTCACAATGTCCGAAACCGCGCGAATAGCTACCCGCGTCTGGCGCTCGAACAATCCCAGCCCATCACTCAGCGAGGCCACCCCCCGTAGTGCGGCATCCCAGGCCGGGCCAGATTCGTCCAGTGCGGCCCTGAGCCCATCGACATAGGCGACATATGCATCATAGGCTGCCTTGCCCTCGGCTATCGAGAGTTGGGCGGATACGGGACCGCCACCAAGAGTGGGGGCGCGGGGTGCGATACCCTGAAATCCGCCAACGCCCCCGGCACCCAGTGTCATCAGATCCTTCAGCCCCGATCTCTCAAGGGCTTTCGCTTCTTCGTGAATCTCCTTCAGGATCTCCAGAAACTCCTGCCATGGTGTTAATTCCTCATCGCCAAGTCCGCCCATCTGTTCGAGCAAGTCTGTTAGAACTCTATTGAAATCCTCACCAGCGGCACCCCCCAAAACAATACTTTTCCGCACCTCTTCGGCAGCATCCTCTAACCGCTTCAAATGTGCTTCAGCCTCATCAACACTCTTCCCGAGATCGGCACCAACAGCCCTTGAAAACAGATCCAAACCGAGCGGATCGAATAAACCCCTACCCTTACCAAGACCGGACATTCTGGTGACACGGCCGAATCCTTCGCTCTCTCCCAGTTTCGCAAAGGCCAATTCCAATTTTCCTACCCCTACTGCGGCATCAACAGCAAGAAGCTGGATTCCCCCAAAGAATGCGCCAATCGTGGAGCCGATTTTAGGGATCGTGTCACCGATGGAATTCAGTGCCGAAACAATGCCAGCGGATGCGGCTGTAGATACCTCGAATAGGTCGTTCCATTGGTTGGATACATAGGCCAGCGCACCACCCAAGGTGTTCCGTGCCGCTTCTGCCGAGCCGCCGAACTGTGTGTTAAGTTCCTTGAGTACAATAGCCTGAGCACCAGCCAAATCGCCCACCCGCTGCAATTGCTTGGCAAGTTCGATCTGCTCCTGTGTGAATGACACACCAGAACGCCGCAGATAGCTCATCTGCGTGGCCGGGTCCTCTAGTGCCTTGCCTACCTGAAGGGCGGCACTGCGAAGATCCGTGCCCATGGCCGTGGCCAAGTCAAGCGTTGCCCGCACAGCCTCATCAAATGTCTGTCCGCGAATCGCCTTGAATGTTAGGAGCAAGGCTTCTGCGCCCTTTGTCGCCTCGTCACTATATGTGGTCGTGTTTTGAAGGGATTTCGCCAGTGCATCCAATTCCTGAATAGTCTTTCCGGCAGCACCTCCAGTAGATATGAGCCTGGCCTCCAATTGGGCCATCGCATTTTGGGCTTCAATCGTATTCTGGACAATCTTCCGAAAAATGAGTCCGGCACTTAATGAAATGCCGAGTTGGATCATGGCACTCCGCAGCGATACGCCGGCCTTGCCCATACGGTTAAGGCTTTGTGTTGAGCGATCCGCATCTGAGCGGAGCCTGCGGCCATCCAGTTCCAGGCCAAGCGTTGCGATATCAGCCATGCTTCTTCTCCGGCCAGGCGTCTTGTGCCGGGGCGCGTTCTTCCGGCTCGGGTTCAACAGGCTCGGGATTCCGCATCACGGCATCAAGCCAGACGAGTGCCTGCACTTCCAGTGGCATCACGTCTATCTCCATGAGTGTGGCCCAATCTCGGATGGTCCCGTAGGATAGCGGAGCCAGCCCGCCCATGGTCGCACCGCTTCGCCCATATAGCGCCTGGGCCCAGTCCAGGAGATACATGATTTCCATGGGAGGGTCCGGCCCCTCAAGCCGCTCCAAAGCTTTGGTATGCCCACGTCTGGCTTTCTCTTCCAAATGGGCCCTGAGTGTTGATCCATCTTCCGCCCTCTGATCTAGTAATGCATGATGTCGGGCATACTCAATCAATTCTCCGACAAGGCCGAGAAAAAATCCGAGTGCCCACGGATCGCCTCCTCTACCTGCTCACGGATATGGACGACACGGAGTAGCATCTGCACGTTTTCCGGCGTGCATGGCAGTGTCTTTGCGCCGCTTTCCCAGCCATGCCAATCAATCACGGCCGAAGCGGCCAGAAACACAGCATTCCGCTCAAGGTCATCCACATTCACGGTGGCCCGCCGCCGTTTCACGATCCTGTCGGTTACCTGGCGCTGGGCCGCCTTGTACTTCTTCGATTCCGAGCCGAGAACGGTCATTGTCGATTCGGTGCCATCAGCCGCCAGATATGGCGCTCCCGTCTTCTGGTAAATCGTGATAGTCACGCCCTCTTCATCCGCCGCCACCAGCTTGTCCAGATCCTTCACGTCCATTGTTGCCTCCTGTCGGGCCCGCATCCCAATCGCGGGACACGGGCCCTGTCCTTGTTATGAAGCCAGCTCAGAAGTATGGAATGCGGCAATCGTCGCATCATGTCCGGTCGCTGCCACTGCGGGCTGGGGCCCAATCATGAGTTCGCGAGTTTCAACCTTGGCACCATCACCGCCGCCAAACGGCGCATCCAGTGCCTGAATCTTGACTCGTGGCAGATAGATGCCGAGACACGCCTTGGGTGCCGTCTCCTCCTCTTCAAGCAGGATCGACAGCTCGAATTCCTGCTCAGCATCGTAGTAGCCGATGTAGGTGAAGTCCTCACGCAGTCCGGAAATCGTGCCACTCACCGTGAGGTCATTGTCAAAGATGTCTGGTGTAGTCAGTGAGCCAATCACCGGCTCACCAGCGGCCGCCAGGGTGAAGGTGAGATCAAAGCCATTGAAATCCGTGACAGCCACACCATCAACATAGATCGCGGAATCGTCGGCAATCATCCCCAGCCCAGTAGTCAGGCTGGGTGAGGTGAAATAGGGTGAGGTGCCGGTGGCAAGTGCCGTGCGGTCCATGCCCAGGAGCGTATATTGCACCGTTGCCATCTGGCCGGGCTTGCACGACAGGTTGAAGCCCACGACACGGCAGCCCAGGAAGAGCTCCGAAAGATCGGTGTCCTTGTCATACTGCTCGACATTGAAGCTCCGGCGCGTCGGTGTCGCGGCCGAAATGAGCTTGCGCAGGATGGTGAGTGTGCCCGTAGCAGCGGCCGCCAGTGTGGTGAGCGAGCCAGCGGGCACATTGATTGTTGCCGAAGAAACAGCGGTGACACGCAGGTTGATATCATTGTTGGTTACGACATCAGTGCCAGTTAGCCGGAAGACATCACCCACACGCACACCCTCAGTAGCAATCCAATCGCTTGCAGCAGCCACAATCTCATTCGTGGCAACCGCCACCGTGGTCATAGATAGGAAGCTGATCGCCACATTCGTTGCCCATGTCGAGCGCATCAGTGCTTCGATCAGGATGTCCGTCGCGCCGCCCGCACTGAGTTCGGCGTTGTAGCTGCCATCTATCGTCTTGTAACCCAGGCGGCCCATGGTGCGGAGTCCATCAGCGCGATTCTCTTCGGACTGAACGACAGCGCGGTTCAGCTTCAGTCCTGGTGAATCAGTGATTCGGAGCTGTGTCGCTCCGGTAACAGTGGTGCAAGCTACGCCCGTGGTCGTCTCCGCTCGAATTGCCACGAGGACGTTTCCAGCTGTCTGATACGACATAGTGTCCTCTCCTTAGATAGAGTTGGCCGTCCTCACGCGGAGCGGCACGGTGATAGGCACCACCACGAAACCCGTTTCGGTTCGCAGCAATTGCCCGGAAAATGGGCCGGGCCTGGTCCTGACTACGCAGGTATGGCCAGCCACAGTGATTGCGGTTCGTGGCGCAAAGAGTGTGAGCAGTGCATCGGCATACGCACGCGGTGCTCCGATCTTGACGCCAATTGGCACATATACCTTCACGACATAGATGGGATCGGCCTGGAGTTCGCCATATGGCCCCAACGTGATCTGTTCCATGGGGCCGGGCAGATAGTTCTCTTCGATCCATGGCGAGCCCGTGGTTGGCGTGAAATCCATGTTCTCCCACGCCTGATCCGCCGGCAACCCAACAGTGAGTGTCGCCGTGGTTTCGCTTTCAGTGGTACAACCGGAACAGGTTAAAGTCGTAGCAGTGACTGATGTAATGGTTTTAGCAGATTTGTTTGCACTCTCGCTGAAACCTGTTCCGGTGACCTCCATGCCGGCGCGGAAGCCGTCCGTCAGAAACGATCCGACCGCCCGGGTATAGCCCGTAGTAGTAGCTGCCAGATCCGTCGAGCCCGTAGTACAGACCTCAAGTGTCAGGAGTTGTGTCCGCAATGCTTGCTGGATGAGCAGATGATTAATCACGGACTTCCTCCCTCACGGCAGCATCGACCAGCTTCTGGAATCCGGCGCGTGTGAGTTTGACACTATGGAATCCGCCAACCTCCGACTGGAGCGTCATGGGTCCATAGGGTCCGACACCATCTTCGATTGCAGGCGCATATTCCACGTTTGTCGATAGCCTAGCGAGCAATGCGGCCGGATGGGTGAGTTGCCAGGAGTTCCGCAAATTGCCGGTATCTACTGGCTGGCCTGGAGAACCCGTAAGGCCGCCTGCTTCGGTTCTGTTCCCGAACACCACCGAGTCCCGCAGCTTCATTGCCGTATTCGCATGGATAGTCACGATCCGTTTCTGGATCTTGTCCTGGAACCGCTTGATCTGGCTCTCCCAGTTGTCTGTCATAGGCCAATCACCACCCTAGCCAGAATCACGTAGCCATCGGGTGCGAGTGGCTGAACACTCTTCACCGTATAGGTTATGCTGGCCCAGTCCGTTGTATCGCCAACTTGTGGCACCTCACCATAGGTTTGGGCCACGAAAAGCAGGGTTGGCGCTTCATATTCCACGAGGCCAAGCGCCTTGTATGTCTCGGGATCGCCCCGTACCTGCATTGCATTGCCCGTCACAGTAGTTGTGACTGGCGATGTCGTGGTGTCAGTCGTGGCATCATAAGTGCCTGGCGTTGTGTGGGTGAACGTGACGGCCATTATACTCCCGCCTCCATGATGTCCTTAAGTGCGGCGGCCCATTCCTCCTCGAAATTGCCTACATCACCAATATCAGCCAGGGCTGCGGCGTGTTCTGCCGCGTACTTGCCCTGTACGGGTACGTGACCCGAGATATAGGACCGTTCGAGCACTGTTTCCGATGTACCGGCTGCGGTAGCAATACCAGAGCGGGTGACATTCAGTGTGGCAGCCGCTGTTGCCGCACCATCAGCCGAGAATGTCGTGGAACGGAACGCCTGTGCCGAAACCGTCGCATCGGAATCACCTGCGGCCGTGGCCGCAGCACCGCGATATGCAGCGGCACTGGCTGTGACAGAGCCTTCACCATCAGCCGCTGTGGTGGCTGGCAGTACAGCACCCGCAGCGAGAAGCGCCGTTGTGGAGCTCGTACCATCTGCCGCTGCACTGGCGACACGGATAGCGGCACAGTTGGCAGCAACAGTAGATACGCCCGCAGCCGATGTGCTCGCGGTATGGATGGCGGCAAGCGATGCACTTGCGGTAGAGGTGCCCTCAACTGTTGCCGTCCGGGTCAGCCCAGCCGTTGCATACAGCGCAATAGATGCCGCACCATCTGCCTGCGTGGTGAGTGAACGGAAAGCATTCGGCGTTAGTGTGGCCGCTCCGATTCCAGCCGCTTCCGTGATGGCCGCAGCAATCCGGACACCCGCAACATCCGCCGCTGATGTGCCAGCAGCCGCCGCAGTCCCGGCCCGGAACGCCGTAGCGGTGGCAGTCGCCGTGGGGATGCCGGCTGCCGTGGCCTGTGCCGCCCTGAATGCCGTGAGTGCTGCGGTAGCAGACGAGGTGCCAGCCGCAGATGTGGCGATTGAGCGGAACGCATCAGCCGTGGCCGTGGTGGTTGAAATGCCATCGGCCTGCGTGGTAGCTGCACGGAAAGCCGTTAATATGGCTGTAGTTGTTACGACACCAGCAGCAGCAAATGTCGTCGAACGGAAGGCCGTAGCCGATACCGTAGCCGTGGAAGTGCCCGATACCGTCGCCAACAGACTGCGGTGGACATAGAGCTCTGCGGCCGCTGTGCCTGTGCCAGCAGCCTGTGATATTGATGGCTGAAGTCCACCACCAGACAGAAGCGCAACCGTAGAACCCGTACCATCGGCTGTTATGCTTAGGGAACGGATAGCATTCAGCGAGACCGTAGTGGCAGCAGAGCCAGCAGCGGCAAATGTCGTGCTCCGGTAAGCAACAGCGGAAACCTGTGCTACTCCTGTCCCGGATGCCGTAGTCGTTAGCGCCCTGATCGTGTTCGCGGTAACATCTGCCGACGCTGTGCCACCCACAACGGCAACACAGGATGCCAGGAACCTATCCAGATCAACCGTTGTGACTGCTGTCCCACCAGCGGATACAGTACCAAGTGTACGGATAGCCGCGAGCGTTACCGATGCCACACCCGTTCCTGCCGCACTAATCTGTGCCGAACGGATAGCACCAGCCGTAACCAACGCCGAGCCAACACCAGCAACCTGGCCCGTGGCATGCTTTAGGGCGAGCACATCCGCAATAGCAGAAGCCGACCCAGCGCCCGAAGCCTGTAATGAGTGGACAGCATTGGGCGTTACCGTAACTATGCCAACACCATCAGCCTGGGTTTCGGCGTAACGCAGTGCCGTGAGATTGGCAACATTCGCCGCAACGCCATCGGCCTGCGTAGATACGGTGCGAATGGCATTGGCCGGAGAAGAAGCCACACCCAGACCAGCGGCCGAAACCACACCCAACGTCCTGATTGCTACCGGAATTGCCGCTACGGAACTTGTACCACCGGCCGCAACAGTGCCCTCAGTCGGTGCTTGAATTGCCTCAATATCGGCCGTGGTCGCCGCGATACCGTCAGCTTGGGCACTAAGTACCCTGAACGCCACTAAGTCCGCTGTAGCGGCACCTAGGCCGGTTGCTGTGGCTTCTGCATGGCGGATGTTGTTTGCGGATGCGGAAACCGAAGCTGTGCCAGCCGGTGACGCGGTGCCAAGCGTTCTGAGTGCTATGGGAGCGGCTGTGGTCGCCGCTGATCCAACTGCTGAAGCTTGTAGGTAATGGATAGCAACCAGCGAAACAGATGCTGTACCAACACCCGCAACAGATGCCGTGCCAAGAGTACGGATTGCCGTGAGATCAGCCGATGTAGAAGCTACACCATCAGCCGTTGCTGTCCCTTCGGTGGGTGCTTGGATGGCTTCAATGCTGGCACTAACAACGCCAAGCCCATCGGCTTGGGCACTGATACTACGAATTGCGTTTGATGTTACCGTCGCTTGGCCCGCCGCAGCCACTGTAGCAGCCGCCGCACGGTACGCCACGAGACTTGCACTTGCCGTCGAGGTGGCATTGATAGCCTCCGAGTCCAGGAGGCGGACACGATCCAGTGTGACAGCAGTTGCACTCGTGCCATCAGCCTGGGTTTCAACAAGGCGCAGGACATTCAGGCTTGCGGAAGTGGTACTGATGCCGATTGCCTGGCCATCTAGTGCCCGGACAGCATTTGCCGTCAGGGTGGTGGTGCTTGTACTGGTCGCAGTAGCTATGCCCGGCCTGAGCGCCAGCGGTTCACCTACTGTACTCGACGTACCCGCAACAACAGCAGTGCCAAGTGTGCGGATAGCGGCCAGATTGACTACGGTTGTAGACGAGGAATCAACCTGGGTAACAACTGAACGGACCGAGTTGGCCGTTACTGTTGCCGCACTCAAGCCACCCACCTGGGCAGCACCAGCCACAATAGCAACAAGCGTTAGAACAACCGCACCAATACCCGCTGCTGCTGCCGAACCCTCTATCTGTTCGCCGGCAGCTTCGGCTTCTAGGATCTCACCTAGTGCAGTCGATGCAACGGGATCGTGGCCAAGCATCAGTTAGTTCTCATGGTGTCGGATACCCGTAAACGGCAACTCTGCCACTGGTGATGTTGCCTGCGGAAAAGAGGAACCGGATGGCGTCATTGACCTCCAATGCCTCTACCCAGCCGGTGCAAGCCAGATTTAATGGCTGTCCATTCGTCCTTGTATAGCAGATTTGCCCTATAACGTAGGTTCTTACACCGGCCTGGTCTATGCCAAAGATCCCAAGATCCATAAAGAGCCATTCATTGGTGTCACCACCAACACCACCACCGAGCTTGATGAAGGAATCCGAGCCATCTCCCTCACCTACCACAGCCGTAATCCAAGAAGCTGTGTTGCACCACTGATAATCGCTTGCACCCGCCCGGAAGGAGGAGCCGCCATCATTGGAAAGACGAAGCATCCCATCGACCCCGTCATTCGCTTGCTTGATCCATCCCCTGATTTGGACGCTCTCGTATCCTGAAATGTCGATGTCCAGCGTAGCAACATCGGAGGGTTCATAGACACTGATATTCCGGACGGGCACCTCTTTGGGCAGTGTGATGAACACATCCTTGGTGCCAACACTGAGATCCACCAGCGATCCGGCATTAGAGGACGCGATAACACTGTCACGAGAGAGCGTGTCAGGATCAGCATCGGTAACCGTGCCAACACCGATCTCCCATTCGCCCTCTGAATCACCGCCGGCCCGGCCCACAATGGCATAATAGACTTCGTTACCGTCACCAGCCCCGGCAACAAAGCCCTGGTATCCCGTCTCGGCGCCAGCCAGATCGACAGTTCCAGTGCCTTCTGTTGTCGTGGTTTCCTTCACGCGATTTGCTAGCACAATGCCCATGATATATATCGTCTTTTCTATGGTTGCCGCAGCGGCACCAACACCAGCAATGGCCGCAGAAGCTGTTCTAATGGCCACAAGATCAGCAGTGCTTACACCCACACCAGCCGCACTAGTGGCATTCAGTGGACAGAAGCGCGATATATCGACTGCTGCTGAGGATGTACCGCCAATTGTTACTGTGCCATGACGCCAGCCGGTGATCCCCGCCGTGGTGGTAGAAACACCATCAGCCTGGGTACTTACTGTGCGGAATGCTACGGGGGAAACCGTTGCCGCACCTGTACCAGTAGCCAGGGCATCGGCATAGCGGACCGCAACGGGCGAGACCGTGGTGGCGCCAACACCACCAGCCTGTACGGCACCCAATGTCCTGAGACAATCCGGCCAGATCTCCAGTGTACAGGAACCGGCGGCAGAGGCGATAATCGTTCTATTCGCTGATGGGTCAACAACAGCCGAACCGATACCTGCCGCGCTAGTCTCACCAGAAGCAATGATGGTTAGTCCAACAACCGCAGCGGCCACACCAGATACCACGGCATCAGCCAGCCGCTTGGCTGTGGTTGTCGCAACAATCGTTGCCGCGCCCGCTACTGCGCCAAGTGTCGCTTCCTTGGGGCCAACACTAGGAATGGCCGTGATCTGGGGCCAGAGATCGGGGTTGCCTGTGTCTGGATAGGTGAAATCAAACACGTCACCAGCGACGCGATACATCCTGAAGTAGACAACATCACTCGGACTGACCGTGCCCGATGGCATGGTGACACAGAACTGGAACTCTGTGAACTCTTTCTTATCGAACGTGTGCAGGATGGATACAGCGGAACCACCGCCACGATAGGTGCCATTTGCCCAGCTACCGGCTGCACCAGAGTCTAGAAGCTGAGTGTCACACGCCGTACCATCTGATGGCGTTCCGGTACTTATCCAAGCATCGGGCAATGCTGTCCAAGAGCCGGTGACCGAGTTAAGCTGATATTGGATGTAGAGGTCTGCGGTGCCCGATCTATTGCCGTCCTCATCCAGCCCGATACGAACCATTAGATTCGTATCCATTGGCCATTCTTGATCTATGGCATTATCCGCACCTATCTGCGTACACGTATCGGGATCAGAACTGTCGTCCCGAAAGAACCCCCACGTGTGCATATTGAGGTTCGGATATGCCATGTTACTTGCCCCTTACCTCTAGCACATACTTGTCGCGGATCTTGTGCCATTCCTCTTGTACCGGCACCCACCAACCGTTGCGATAACAGGTATAACGGCGGACGTGGCGAGTGAGTTGATCGAACAGACCACGATCATCGAAGTTGACCCATCGGCCAAGCTCCTCGTCATAGAGATAGTTGTTCACGTCCCGCAAAATGTCATAGCTAAATCCTGGCTGGAGCACGAGCACAAGCCCGATCTCCGGGCTTTCCCACGGCTTACCATCGGCATCCGTGAATTCGGTGCCGTCAAAATAGACGAGCTTCCAGCGGTACGTGGGCGGCGTGAATGTCATCAATCCCTCTGGTTCTTGGCACAAAGGAAGCTCTTTTTGTTCTTGGCCTTGCAGAGCGTGATCGTATCGGTCTGGCTCCACAGACCGGGCTCAAGCGTTATATCTATCGCCCTGGTTCTCACCTCATATGTGCCCAGGCTCATGAAGTCTTCCGTGCCCCACGCGGCCCAGATACCCGGTGAATCGGCGTAGCCTACCTTATTCCACGCCGAGTCTGGATGTAGGAATCGTGTCCAGCCCTCGAAGTTTCTGAGCAGAGCAGTATCACCATCCCATGTGAAATAAACACGCACACCGAGATACGGCACACCATTGGCGCCCGTCATCCACTCGACGCCGGTTTGCACTGGTGCGGGCAGGATAACCACATCAGGCGGCGGCCCAAGATCTGGATCGTGCTCAGGCAAGGAATAGAGCATATGGGCATTGTCGGTCTCGGCCTCCCAGACGCGGTTCTTCGATGCAAACGACAGAACAGAGTCGTGGATTTCGGTTGCTGGAATGCCCCCAGCCCACAGCAATGCGGCCACACCCGCCACATGTGGTGCAGCCATAGACGTACCGTCCTTCAACCCATAACCACCGGGTAGCGCAGAATAGATGTCTACACCGGGTGCGAATAGATCGACACATTCGCCCCAGTTGCTCCAACTCGCCCGCCAATCGAGGCCATTCTGGATGCCTGTCGCACCCACAGTGATAACACCGGGAATCCTTGCAGGTGTCTGGAGGCATGCGTCACGGTCGGAATTGCCTGCGGATACCGCACCAACAAAGCCAAGACCCAAGAGTGTGTTTACCGCATCAACAATTGCCACGCTGCCGCCGCCAAAACTCATGTTGAACACACCGGGAGGCTGACCAGCCATCCAATCCACAGCCATGAGTATGATTTCAGTCGGCGTCGAACCACTGCATCCAAAGACACGCACCACAACGATTTCAGCACCAGGAGCCACACCAACTGTCTCGCCTGCTATGGTGCCAGAGACGTGCGTGCCATGGCCCATACAGTCCGAGCCATCTTCGCCAAACGCGTCAAAGCCAAAGAGAGCACGCCCGCCAAACTCCGGATGCGTCCAGTCGATGCCTGAGTCCACGACATAGACGCGCACACCCGCACCCGTGCCGGGTGGCAGATAGCTGTCATCAAGTGGCAAATCCCGCTGATCGATACGATCAAGGCCCCACGGCGTCTGATCGAGTGTCATAACACCATCGGGCTCGACGTAGCGGACATGGGGATTGTGTCTCAGGCCAATGGCCTGGGCTTCATTCAAGTGCGCCGTGAAGATGCCTAGCCTGGAGAAATGCTTCTCTGGCACGACATTTGGCGCATTGCTCGGGTGGCCTCCAATGAGATACAGGCCGGGCGGGACCACTGCCAGCTCGGGCTCAATGCCCGGGGCAGTGGCCGTATCCGCGCAGCCAATCAGGAGGAGAGCCAAGGCCAGCAAGCTGGTCCATCGCATCATAAGCCTCCATTCGGGCGTAAAACCATCACTGGAAAGCCATCAACATTTGTGATTGATGGCTAAACTAATCTTCAGTTATGGTAATATTCCCCACGGCGAACGTGGCCTGATCTCCCACACCAATCGCCAAGGTGGTGACCGTTGCCCAGTACAGCATGTTACCAGCAGCACTCGCGTCCAGCAGTGCCCAGCCAACTACGGTATAGGCAGTCGCACAAGTGGCAAACGTGACGGCAGCCGTGGTCTTGATTTGCCCGTCAGTCGTGGCACCAGCCGTGCAAAATGCTGTAGTCACGCGCAGATAGCTGGAATCAGTGACTTCAGTGCCACCAGAGGCATCGGACGGAATTGCCGTAAACAGCGCAGACCACACGACACCAGGAGTCGTGTAAGCCACACTGTTGGCAACATGGTCCAAGACCTTGTTTTCGAGGTAATCGCACTTGCTTCCCATTTCAGTTTGCTCCTATCGGGGGTTGAAATTGCGTCCGTTGGCGCTCGTCTTCATTCAGGTCACGGCAGACGAGATCAAGGAAATCGTCATCCTTGTCGAGCAAGGCGGCAGGTAGTGTATCACCCATCAGCTGCACCTTGCCCTCATATTTCCGCACGCACCTGACTAGGGAGACGGCGGCCATCAGCATATCGGGCCGCGTACGCCAGACGCGCCCGTCGATTTCGCCGCGCATCAGCATCGGCGTCACATAAGCCTCAGTGGCCACCTCGCCATTGGCGTGTGTGATGTCATTTTCGGCATATGCCTGATCGGCGCCATACACATCGATCCGCTCATAGCCCATCCAGTCAGCTACATGAATGAACCGTTCAACGACATTGTAGCCCCGACCGACCATCACACTCGGTGGCCATTGCTGGTTGTAGTAGTCATATTCGCCGGGGAATCCGACGTATGAATGGAAGAAGATGACTGGCCTGTCGTGCTTCAGTAGATGCTTGACTAGCTCCGGATCCACACTTGAGGCCAGGAAATAGGGGACAGGTGGCGGATCAGCCCATTCGCGCAGCATTTCGGCCGTGGCATCAATTGCCACACCAGCATCTACGCGCCGGCCCTGCTCATACAGGTAGGTAAGCGCCGAATTGCAGGCGAAGATGTGATCCACACCATTCACCTTCTGATCACGCAGGCTCGGGCCCGCACCACAAAGCGCAAGTGTTCTGCCCGTACACGTGCCTTCCGCCACAGTGAGCAGCGGCTTGGTTTGCCGGTTCGCTTCGATGTAATCCGTCACCTTGTCGCGTACCGGGCTCCTGAGCTCGAAGGCGATACGCCTGCCAGATACCATCTTCTGGATATTCGCCTCGACCTTCACGCGTTTCGGGCGCCTGATCTTCCGGCCCGTAACCTTATCTGCCTCCAGTACAGCCATCAGCCTCTGATTACCTCCGTGGTAAGGCCACTTGTAGCCAGCAGCCGCCGGATGTAGTTCATTACTCGGGGATAGCGGGCGATGCCGGTTGGCGTGGTTGCCGCCGAAAACCATTCGGTCTCCAGCACATCCACCTTCTTGCGCTTGACACCCGCCTTGGAATCCAGTGCGGCCAAGTCCGTGGTGCCTGCCTTGATAAACTGAAATGCCAGTTCCGCCTGCGCGTTCTTGAGGCGCGTCGGGATCTCATCAGTATCGAAGTATTGGTCTGTGGGATTGTCGGGATCGACTGCCCATTGACGTGGCCAACTCAGCGCCTGGGTGTCATCAGTGCGATAGCCGGTATACGTGAGCAGATCGAGCTCACGCGTGGCCTCCACGAGAGCGATGTTCTTGTCGGAATCGGCGGCCGCAGTCCAGAGCGCCTTATTGCCGCGCCCCTCCATGTATGTCTCGCATTCAGCCAAGGTGATAAAACTATTGGCCGATGCACTGCCCGCAGTTGCAACTATCGTAAGTGCCATGGGTCCTCCTGCTCCGCTGCGGGTGGGCCGGCGGAATTACCGACCCACCCTGGTCCCATGACCCCTAACCCATGATCTTGGTGGCGAGCTCTTTCCTGACGAGCGCGGCCCCACCAAGAATGTCGAACGAATACGTGTCCTGCTTATACTGCCTGCTCAGTTCCAACCGCAGTGCGAGGCCAGATACCGGATCGATCTCACTACGAATCACATTACCGACTGCGGCCCTTCCTAGTGGCCGCGAAGCCCAGACAAAGGCATCGCGATGGAAGAGCAGGTTAGCACGGTACTGGGTCGCATAGGTCCCCACAGTGATTGCGGCATCCGAAGCAACCACGGTCTTGAGTGGCGGATAGAACCCGATTGCCACACCATCAGTCACTGAAGCAGTGCTCAGTGCAGTGGTAATCGCGTAGTTGTATCCAGCGAGCGCGAAGATGTCACCGACCTTCACGCTTCCCATTACTGTCTGGGTTCCAATGATGGTCAGTGTGCTGGCGCCAATCGTGCCGGTTCCAGCAACAGCCCAGCCAGTGAACCAGCCAGTACCAGCCGTGAAGAGCGGCACATTCTGGTCAAGGTACCAATCGACGCCAAGCTTCCTGCCGATCACACCAGCGGAGATCGGGCCGCGATCACCACTGCGATCAAAGTTCAGGATGTCCTGGACGGACATCAGGTTGCCCTCAGCGAGTGGATCAAGAACGGCACGCCAGTCATCAGGCGGTGCGAGTTGGCGGTTCAGGTTGGCACGCCCCGAAACATACGCGGCGATATTCGTGGCGAATGGCGTGGTCCCAGCAGTGCCGGCCGCACTGAAGATGCCGATATGCTTGCCCAGGATATAGGCGTCAATCGTGTTGGCCAGCGCCTTGACGGCCTCGCTCACACACATGGGGGTAAAGCCCGACTGTACACTCAGTGTATCAGTATCGGACATATTGAATGGTGCCTCATACCAGTAGTCGAGTGTGACGGCCACGGAAGTCGGGCTCACATCGACATTCGAGTTCATGGTGATCGACGGCACTACCGCTCGCGCTGCGATCGCATCTGGCAGTGGCACATTGATGACATTGCCCTGCTGCGCGGCCATGGAATCAAGGTTGCGGTTGACAACGCGCGGCATGACTGCCCGCTCCCGCAGTGCCAGCAGTCCCTGCGCCAATAGTTGCGGCGTGACATAGGTAATCGTGTTTGACACGGTCGTACTCCTTCATGTTGCGCCGGGTCAAACACCCGGCAGCGTGAGGCTTATGGAACGACTTCGACCTCGCCCTTGGCGATGGCCTCCAGGTTGCTCATAAAGGCGCTGCCGTCGTCCGCTGCGATCTTCTTGACTCGTCCGATTCCGCTGGAAACGGATTTGGGAGCGCCGCCCCCACTGCTGCCCGTGCCCTCGAAGAATTCCGGGAACTCCTTCGAGACCTCGTCCTTGATGTGTGTGTCGATAGGCGTGCCGGGATCATCCTTGAGCATCGGCTTCCCATCATCCGTGAGATCGTATCTGTCTGAAGTCAGCCGATAGAGCGCATCAATCCGCTCGGCCCTGACGCCGGCCTTACTCATGGCACCCTTGACGACATTGTCGAGCCTGAGTTCTCGGACCTCCCGCTGGGCGTCCTCAAGTTGCTGTTTAAGCGGCCCGTACTGCTTCTCCAGATTCGCCTGTGCCTCGGCCCGCATCTTATCGAGTTGTTCCGAGGTAATGCCGACTTTCTTGGCCTCTTGCTCCTGCTCCATCTCGGCAATTTTCGTTTGGAGCTTGGCCAGTTCCTCTTCCCGCTGGCGTGTGGCATCCTTTGCCGCCTTGGCCTCCGACAGCAATTCATCGCGCTTCTTTTCAAGCGCCTTGTTGCGCTCGGTGATTGCCGCGTCCAGCTCCTCCTGGGTGAAGGTTTTGGGTGAATCCTGACCCGCTGGGTCGTCTGCCATCTTTGCTGCTCCTCGGGCGCTGCCCGGTCTGATGAATCCATTGCGCCGCTGGCGCTGGCTATGAAAAAAGGCCCCGGGACGCATCACGCGCCTCGGGGCCACTTGGGCCACTATATATGTCTAGTTCCTAACCTATAGAGGTTAGCCTATGTCGTCAAGCAATCTTCTCCGTGTCCAGTGGTTCAGAATCGATCTCAATACGCATTGTTTCGCCACTACCATCCGTGAGGCTTGGCAGCCGGTCCAGGAAGTCGTCATCCTTGTCCATCAGTGCATTGGGCAGCGTGTCACCAATCAATTCGAGCCACGGCCAGGCCCTGGCCATCTTCACCAGCCATACGGCAGTGACCACGAGGTCCGGCTTGGTTTCCCATGGCCGGCCATCAATTTCACCATACATCGTGACGGGTGTAGCCTCAGAAGCAACTGCTGATCCGCCATCAGCATGCATGATCGTGTCTTCCTTGAGCCATTTCATGTGTTCGGGTGAGCCAAATGGCGCATCTGGCCTTGGTTTCTTGAGCCGCAGCGCACAGTCGGCACCAAGCACCCATACCTTGTCAAAACCCATGAAGCGAGCGAGCTCTGTTGCCCGGGTAGTCGCATTCAGCCCAGAACCGACAATTACGGTGCGTGGATAGAAGAGCGCATACAGCCATTGCTCAAAGCCCATGGTGCAAGGCTCAAATATCTCGCAGTCACAGCGGAGACATGGACCCACGGGATGATCCGTTTCCATGTGGCCACAGCCACAGAGCGTGATTGGCGGCTTCTTGATACCGACAAAGTTGTGGAAGAAACGGATGGTGCGCTTCTTTTCTAGCAGATATTCAACAAGGTGCGGGTGTACACTAGATGCCAGCAGATACTCAATAGGTGGCGCACTCAGCCACTCTTCGATCATGTGCGGCGTCTGATCCACTGTGAAGGCGTGAGTCACCTTATGGCCATTCTCATAGAGCCAGGTCGCCGCTGAGTTGCAGCCCCATACCTCGTCGGCTTGCTCGCAGTATTCATGCGCATGATCGGCCAGGCTCGGGCCCGCACCCGCAATTACCAGTGTCTTGCCTTTGCCCGCCTCGGGTTCGACCACCCGCTCACAATACAGTGAATTGCCAAAGATGAATTGGTCGAAGTTGTGGGATTGTGGGTTAATCAGATCCACACTCTGCTCGGGCAGCTTGGTCTTGGCCGCCTTCTTCGCTTTCTTCGCTTCACGGCGGGACTTGCGCTTGATGGCGCGGCTCATAGCTTGATACCAGCCTCGGCAAACAATTCCGCCGCAGTAAAGCTATCCCGTTCGGGAAAAGCCTTCTTTAGCCGAAAAAAAGCAGCGAGCAATTCAAGGAAATGGCTCATGCGGCCTCCGGTGGGAGCAGGGCTTCGATGCGGTTGGCAAGAGACCGCCATTCTTGCATTCGTATTTGAATCTGTTCCACCGCTTCTGGATCGTCTTCGTACTGGCGCTGGATGTCACACAATCTTCCGGCAATCCTGCACATCTCCACATCATCCCGCGTGAAAACGGTGCGATGCCGCCCCAACGCAGCTCGCCAGCGGAGAAGCGCCCCAATATAAAATCGCTGCAATTCCGACCGCACAACGATCTTGATCTGGAACAGCAGCACGATCAACATTGCTACCACGCACAATGTTCGGAACAGAATCAGCCACATCATTGCCCCCTCGGTCCCAGGAAATCGCGCTTGGCACAGCGGCAGCCATAGGTGCTCTCGCCAGGGATCAGTTCCTGGGTGCCATCGGGTAGAGTGAACATCGAGCCAAACGGTATTGGATCGCTCCGATCCATGGCCACATGTTCATCCCTGACACGGCTATCACCGACACTCACCCATTCGCTCATCATGCGGTCGGCTGGCAGGATGCCATCACGGATTGCCTGTTCCGTGCTCAGGTGCTGGGCATTCTTCAGGCTGTCGAGTGTTGCGGTACGTGCCACGGATTCGGCGTGCCAGGCCGTCATCCGCTTGCGGTAAGCCTCCACGAGCCTGTCGATCTGATCGGGCCGCAGCCGCTCATCGGAGCCAAGCACGCGATCGAGCATCGTCATGTCGCGCTTCGATACGCCAAGCCCACCAGCATGGCCGGCACGGTAGCCGAGTGAGCCATCCGGCTTCTTGAAGAAGCCCTGGCCAAGTGAGCGTTGTAGGGCCTTGCGGCTGTTTGCCTCCAGTTCGCGCCGGAAATTGTCTATCCACACAGTTTGTGGACCCGTCAACATCAGGTTCTGGCGCACACCCACGGCAATGGTGCGCGGATTCACGCCATTACGGAGGCCGACCTCGACAGCACGGCGCACGGCTTCCCGTACATCGTCCTTGAGTATGGTGGCCATCTTGATGTCTAGCCGGCGGATCTCCTCAATGACGCGGGGGTCCAGTACACCAAAGCTGATGCCGTAGTCCTTGGCGAAGAAGTCCAGGTTGTCCATGGTCTGACGAAAGTACATCTTTTGGAGATCGGCAAACGCTTGATTGAATAGTGCCTCATTGAGGATCTCTGTAAACAGCCGCTCATAGTTGCCGGAGGCGATAATGTCCGCGACCTCATCAATAGAAAGCCCGGCGACGAGCTTTTTCCCGGCCTTCATGATCTCGGCACCCAGCTCTGGCGACAGATCGCGGGTGCGCCGCTGAAGCCGTGCAAGCAGACGTTCGCCGGGAGTCACGGATTAGGCCCTTGTCCCAATTTCGACAGATTCCTCCTCATATACGGCCCATTGGGTATCGCCATCTCCATTCGGATTGTTGTGAATGAGAACGGGTGTGCCGCCATGCCATTCAATCTTTGGATGACACCAGCAATTCGGATCATAGCGTCTATGAAGGCGCTCCCATCTTTCGGGCAATATAAGAACGCATCTCATTGCTGCCACGGCTCCTTCGGCGGTTTCGCGGCTTCTGCCATGTGGCGGGCCACAATACGGCCTATGACCATACGCAGGGCGTTTTCAATGTTGATGCCCTTACGCAACAGGCCCCAGAGATAGGCTGCATCCTCTTCAGCCGCTTTCCTGGCTTCATCTTCGGTCATCTAAGACGCCCATTTTATCCAGAACGGAGGATACCAGAACAATGCTTCTATCACAAAATGCCCGTGTGTGTTCGCGGGAAACCCACACTGCCGACACGGAATACCGGGATCCAGACCATGATCGGCCCAAGAACAGCCGCATTCCGTCCGGAATCGTTTCCGGAAACCACAGAGTCGAAACCTCATCTTCTCACGCATCTTCAACATTCGCCTCCAGTGCCCTGAAGTAGTCCAGTGCTTCTTTCTTCGTGGCATAGCACTTCATGCGCTCACCCGTGTCACTACGTTCGACGCAGTAGCGCGAGCCGCGCCTGATGACATGGTACGGGTTGCCTTCCACAATGGCTTCGGGCGGCACCTCTTCCTCTGGTGGCGGAATCTGGCGATTGAGCTCTGAGCCCATCAGCCAGAGCATTTCGAGTTCGTCTAGGTCGGCATCATCGGCAATCCGGCCACCCTGCTTCAGTGCTTCCAGTACCAGCCGTGCCGGGAAACCGGCATTCACGAGTTGGGCAAAGGCGGCCATGACCGGCGCCTCCATCAGCAGCCCCTCGAAGTCGCGGTTGATCGTAACTGAGCCACCGGATTCGAGCCGCAGATAGTTCGCATGGAACTGGAGTGCATTCTCTACTGCATCCTGTTCTGCGCGGGCAGCAACAGCAAGTGCCGAGTCGGATGTGCTCTTGTCCAGCCGCTTGGCTTCCGCTGTTTCAGCTGTCCGCTTCTGTGGTGCAAGCATAGCCAGGCCGAGTGTGCCCATATCGGCCTTCAGGTCATCCAGTGCCTGCTTACTGGAACCCAGGGCCGCGCCATCATGGCTCACATACTTCAGGTCGGCATTCGGCCCACTAGTCAGGAAGCTCGTGTTGGGACCAATGACTATGGATTCGAGTTTTTCGCCGGTCTTGGGATCCTTCGCCTCCTCGATCCCTTTCCCAAACAAAAATGGAACATTGCTCTTGAACATCGCATATGCATAGTCGCTCCACTGCTGGTAATGGGCGACGTTCAGGTATCCCAAATCTAGCAAGGGCGGCTTGGAGTTGAATAAAGATTTCGAGCCGGAAGTTTTGATCTCAGCCACGGGTATCAAAGTCTGGGTCGGGTAATCGCCTTCCTCTACCCTCGTGACTTCGTTGTTCTTGGTGACTTCCAGTAGCTCATACCAGACACGGCCCATTTCACGGTAGAAGACACGGTAACGCGTCTGCTCCCGCTCGCCAAACCTGCCATCAGGCACCCATGTCTTCTCGCGGAGCACAAGCTGGGTGAGCACACTGGCGCCGCCTTCCTGTACCGAGCGCCAGGACATGATGTCCTCTTTCTTGATAGGCACCCAGTAGGGCCTGATATTGCCTGCCACCTCCTGGTCGCGCCGCTGGTTGCCGCCAGTATTGGGGTAATCCACCAGAATCGCGGCATGGCCAACTAGCAATGCATCAGCCAACAAATCACGGCAGAACACATCGCCGTGCGTACCCTCCAGATCGATGTTCTCCCAGTGTTCGACAATCTGCTCGGGTACCCCCCCTTCGGGGTCATCACTGAGTACGGGATCCTTGCGGAAAACCAGGCCCGTCAGTCCCTGTACAGTGCGCTCTACAGCATTGAAGAACACTGAGCGGGCGAGCCTATTCGCATAGAAGCCCGGCTTTTCGCCCGGCGCCTTGGGTAGATATGTCTGGCCAGCAGCTCGCACGGCTTCAGTGCCACCCGCCAGGTCGCGCATCAGGTCGGTAGCACCAATTTGCGCGGCAGAAAGTGGTGAGCGGGTAGATGGCAGATCAGTGTCTGTCAATATACCAGAGGCAGACCGACCGCCGGGACGCAGTGGGCCATCGCCGGGCTTATTGCCGAAATTGGTTGGATCTGATAGCGTAGCCATTCTGCTCACCTCTTAGGCGTTCACGGTTCCGATGATTGTCCGGTGCATGCCTCCCAGCACATTGAATTCCTGCCAGAGCAGGTAGTCGAGCGCATCACAGATATGATCCAGGCCAGAGCCCTTGTCGCGCTGGCTCGTGCCTTCTTTGTAGGTCAATCCGGCAAGGGCCCGAATCAGTGGTTCGGCCTTGGGGTGGATGCGGACCCGCCGGCGGTTGCCCTGGAGGAACATCGCCTGGGTGTTGTTCACGCGGTCCACTACGGGTGGTGCCTGGGATGGTGCCCGGATCTCAAAGCCAGCCCGTTCCAAGATCGTGAAATCGGTCTGGCCAACAGGTGCGTTGGTATGCCGCTGTTTTCCGGCTGGGTCCGGGCAGATGATGATTCTGCGATTCTCGTAGCGGCGCCGGATCTCTGCTGCTACCTGCTCGGTATTCGACGTGCCGATTTCCAGTGCATCCAGCACGTGGCATTCGTCCACAACACGGACAGCAATCACGCTGGCCATGGGATTCACATTGAAGTCCTGGCCCACAAGGATCTCTGCACCCGTATCGGCTACTGATGCGTCTACATTGCCTTCTGGGAATGGCTTGCAGCTGAAACTCGAATATACCATGCCCTCAACATCGTCCAGGATTTCAGCATGGATCTCCTGGCGGCCAAGCCGCGTGCCCTCATAGGCGGCAAGTGTATCCGAGAACCAGATCGGGCTCAGGTTGGCGCGGTTCTCATAACTAGAGCCCACAACCGTGATTGTCGTGGGCTTGGCTTCGATCTCCTCAAGGAGCGGGAGCGGGCGTGGTGTCGTGGTAATCAGTACGCGCGGCTGATCGCCCGAAACCTCACGCATACCAAACTGGAGGTTGTCCCAACACTCACGCGGGTTCTTGTACTTGGCAAACTCATCGAACCAGCCAGTATCACCAGAGAACCCACGGAGCTGGTCCGGGTCCTCACTGGAATAGACAGTGGCCCACGAGCCATTCGGCCATTCGAGCCGGCGGTTGGAGGGATAGTACATCGGCCGCTCGTCTGGCTTGGTATTACGCAAGATGCCGCCAGGACCCTCAACCATGTAGTCGCGCACATCGGCCGGTGTCTTGCCGACCATGGCAATCCAGCGGCCGGGTTCCTCTATTGCCCGCTCCTGTACCCAGCCAGCACCCGTACGAGTCTTGCCGAAACCACGACCGGCCCTGACCATCCAGGTGAGCCAGTCGCTATCCGGTGGGAGCTGTTTCGGCCGGGCCCAGAAGCGCCAATCCCATTCGAGGGCAACTGCCTCCTCATCTGGCGTCTCGGCCCAGAATGCCTCCAGGAGTTCGGGCGTCAGTGTGGCAAGCCGCTCAGCGGTGGAAAGGTCCGTCATGTGCTTTCCGTAAGCAGACGACTGGCTATGCCATTGATCCTGTTTTCTACCCGCTCACGTACTGCTTTGACATCCAGTTGCACATTGCCCGAATGCTCGACTTCGGTCTTATCCGTCCAGCCCAGGTTCTTGAGCGCGAAAATGGCGCCTGTTGGCGCATTGGTGTGTAGTCGCTGTTCGTATCTGTCCTCTATGTGTAACATCGCCCAAGCCACAATGTCCTCATAGCCCTTGCGCTTACCGTATTCATGGATGGTCTGGCGTTTCTTGAGACCGAGTGCGAGTGCCATACCAGCCATTGTTACCGGCCTTTGCTCCTGGCGGCATTCATCGAAATAGACGGAAACGCGCCGCTCGAATTCCTCTGGTGTGGGCACTAGTAGCGGCCTGCCCATCCGTGTTTCAACGGCTTCGCTCACCGCTCAATCACCTCGATCCAACTTGTACAGCGTTTGCATGGCACGACACGACCCAGGCCACTTGCATGATCTTCGTCCACAATGCGGGTGAGGATTTCCGGCTCGCCTGGTACATCCATGATACGGCGGTCACATTTCGGGCAGCGCACAATGGAATACACAATGGCCCGCTCTCCGATCATGGTCATGGAGACACGGGCCACTATAGGGCCACTCGCTTGCTTGACCTCAAACATAGACGATGCGCTATACCTCGTCAATGAGTCTTACCTTGCCGGTCTCCCGTTTGATGCGCTCGCGTTCCTCGATTTTCGTCTGTTTGCGCTCGAAGGATTCACTGTCACCGATATTGGGGGCATAGGAATACATGCCATCGGGTGGCACATGCGGTATCGGGAACAGCCGTTCCGTTTCGGCGCCGCACTCAATACAAGCCAGTGGCGTGAAGCTTTCCTCGCAAGAACAGATCCGGCTACTGATCTTGCCGCATTGTGAACAGCGATACTCATAAATGGGCATCATGCCGCCAATTTGAACAGTGTATCCCGGGGCGGCAGGCAGTCGCGCCGCCGCAGCTCTGACACGAGTGCATCATACTCCATGCCTGCCGCTTCAATCCACATCGCACTACGTGATGAGTCCAGGAACCAGCAGATATCGCTGTAGGCATGACGATGGGCCCGCCATTGGGCAAAGAGTTGCGGTGCAATGCAGTTGAGTGCCTTGGTTGACGACCGGCCAGTGGTCCGCACGAGTGCCCGCATCTGGAATGCCACTTGTAGTGTTATCCGCCACTTGCCAGGTGGGATGCTCTTGGTCGCATCAGCAACCAACTCCAGAGCCATGCGTTCATAGCCAGACAACTATCCGGCCTCC